CTCGCATCAGTGCAAGGGAAACGCACCTTGCCAAACGACATTGTTATCTGTCGGATAGCTTGGATCGCCGTTACTGAAGGGTCGTCAAGCAGACGAGCACCATCGCGTGCAAACACGAGCTCCAGGAAATTCTGTAGGAATACAGGAAATCCTCTCCTCTGACCACAAAGGCTCAGAAGAGTAGGAGTCACCTGTCCTTGGTCAAGCGATCTTTCGAAAGCTTTTCCAATTTCAGGGAGGCTGAGAGTGAGAACACTCAGCCCTTCGTGCTCACAACGAGTCATGACGTTGTTAATATCATGACTGGCGCTTGTACAGCACTGGACCGCGGCGTCAGCCGCAATCCTCTGCCAAAGCAACAGCAGCTTTTTCATGTCTCCGCCTTTCATATAGGGTGGATTAACATGCTGAGGCACTGTTGATGAAACTCCTGCGACCAAGGAAAGGTCGAAGGGGCAACCCAATCATTGTTTGTGGTTATGGTTTCCGCAAAGATTCCGTAACCGCGCGCAATGGTCGAGTCGCCCCCTCTTCCTAACTTAGTTGAGTCTCGTCTTCCGACGGAGCTCAACTAAGGTCGTTGAGTCTGAATTGCGTGAGAAGTATTGCGAACACGCTGCCCCCGAGTCATACGTAGACAGGATCTCTCCTGTCACGTATAGAACCGAGGTGCAGAATGCGAGCAAAGCCCCAATCGAAAGAACCTGTCGGCTCTTTTTCTTGAGGTTTTCCTTTGTCACGTAATCAGACCTCACCTTGAACAATCCGCAGGCCGTAGTCCGGAGTCCCAGCGACGAGGAAGTCACTGAGAAGCTGGCTATGTGCCACGATTTCCGTGCCGGTGAAGCCCGTCTTAGGAACATCCCATACGACGTATGTCGACATGGTGTATTCCTGATTCAGGCTTGCATCCAGCGGGTCCGCCGCGATCTTTCGTCGATCGAAGCGGGCCGTTGTACGGAAGCGGTTCTTGTTCTGGTGGCTGATGAGCAAACGATCGTTGCCATTAGCGGTCTGGTAGATCGATGAAGATCCATCCATTCCGATTCTGGCAAAGTCGTAAGCTACAGCAGACACCGTCAAGGTGGGAATTGGATCAGGGAGTGCCATTGTTGCCTTACAGTTTAGTCAAACCGAGCAGATCTTGCTCGGAGGACTGATTGTGAGGACGCCACATGGAATGACGCCTTCTTCTCATTGCACTATAGCATTTGTCATGCCTAGTGCAGCGAGAATGGCCCATTGTCTGGTTGTGAATCCAGACGGGTCTAGGCCAAAACCAAATGGTGTAGCCTTACGCCGTCGCTTCAGTGAAGCTTTAAGGACCATTGACATGGTCGACGGAATAGGGACCGATGCTGCTAGGGTCTTCCCTACTTTAGCACCGGTTACCGTACGTGTAGTCCTGGAGTTCACATGCTCCATGATATAACCGTGCGGCATAACAAGGCCATCTCTGGCGAAGCTGGAAACGTTTTGTATCACGTCTCCAGCATTCGTTATCCAATCAGCGGCCCAGGAATATGGGAGTAGATTCCAGGCGGTATCGAGGGATATACCCCCGTAGAGTTGACGCATCTCTGCTTCTTCTCTCGCCATTCTGGAGCTAAAACTATACCCGCCGTTAGGCAGGTGGTAGGTAAAGGCACCAGAGAACCAACGATGCTTTTGCTCGGTGGTTCGGTCTACTCTCACCCCGCGATTTCCTCCAAGTGAAGGGTTGAACAAATCCTGTATCCCGACTTCAGTGCCGGGACCAGCGAGATGCGTCTTCCCTTCATCTGTAGGATTAGGGATTGTTTCCTCTCGGTAAACAATCTCAGCGGGAAAGTTGTACCTACGTCTGATTTTCTTGCCTGCCCGATCTACATACCCTCGAATGAGCTTCTCAGCTCGTTCGGCGGATGCAGCAAAGGCACGCATGTCCCGAAATAATGGCACGAGCCCGAAAGTATAGTTAAGGTACTGTGCAGCGAGAAGCTGACCAGTAACTTTCCTATTCCTCAGGAAATCGTGACCCGGAATTGAGGGAGCTCCATCTGAATAGAGCTCGCCAATTGCCGTCGGGAGATCAGATAGTGGGTTGGTGGGGAGAACACGGCTTATCGCCGTCGATCCGTCAGCCATCATCTGGCTTTCGGACGAGCTTAGTGTTATCATGGACGTGAAGTCCGTAGATGGCACATAGGCATCTTCTCCTATCACCACGCCTCCATCGTATCCATAAAACACCGTGTTATAACGGCATTTTAGAAATACGTCTGGGGGGGTACTTTCTACCTCTGACTTGAACAGCTCAAAGTTCGAGCCGGTGTCTCGGAGACCTCCGTTTCCGTCGGTACCGAGTTTCCACTTGTTATTAGTGGAGTCGAGGTAAAAGTGCCCATTGACACGAGGTGCGTAAGCTGAGGGTGACCACGCGTTAGCGTTGCCACTAAACAGCTTTAGCGAATTCCCTGTTGTGTCATACAACAGGGGATGGTTCGTGACAATCATGACAACTTTCATTCCTCCTTTGGTTCGCACTCCGGAGTGGAGTACTTGCGCGTGGAGCCCCTAGGGGCT